TGTAATCGAAGTCAGTTACCGAAGCACTTGCACCTTCCTTCACAAACAATGCTTCTGTGGCGAGGTTCTGAATTTTATAAGACACACGAGCTGGGTTAGCTGACAATGCAGTTCCAGCAGAGGCCAAAATACCTGACCTTGTTGTTTTGCGTGTTTTTAATACTTGTAGAGACATATGTTTTAGTTAATAACTTATGAGTTTATTATATCAGAGAATTAAACTATTTTTTTAACTTCCTTAGACCCTGTTTAGCTGCTGGAGTTTTAGGAGTTACCGCTCCCTCAGTTTTTGGGGACGTACTCGAAACTTTAGGTATTGGTTTTCCTTGAGCGTCTTTTAGAGCCTGAGAAATTATCTTACCTTCAGCAGCCGTCGGTTTTACCCCACGGCGCAACTTATCAATAATTGTCTTTACAGCATCACGAATCAATCCCTTTCCGATTGAATATCGTTCGAGGATTGGGATGATGATTTTGGGATTGGCAAGAATCGCTCCAATAAGTCCGCTAGGTATTCCCCCAGCAAGTAAGCCAACACCACCACCAAAAAGAATGTTTTGAGCATAAGCACCTACTTTATTACCTGCTGCGTATTCGATATCTTCGATTGCAGCAAGGAGTTCTAAGTCTTTTTTAATTCCAGGTTGCAGTTTCTCCAATGTTGCGAGCGTTTTTTTTCGTCCTCTCTTTAGAGAGTTTACCACTGCGGATAACTTTACCTCACCCTTCTTGTCAACTACACTCTTTGTCTCATTGATGAACTTGATTAGACCTGCATATTCTTCATCTATCTCATTCAACCCTGATATCTTTTTACGGAAGTCATTATTAAATGTATGTCGTAATTGACGGGATACACTACCTGAAACACTTGTTTTTGTCGAGCCAAGTGGTGTAAAGCCGATATTTGCTAACCCACTTCTCATTCTCAAGAACTCACCTGAAGATACTTGACCAGTCTGTGCAAAAGTCGTCAAGAAGTCGTCAATAGTTGATTTATCTGATTTAGACATGACTTTTGACGCTTTTCTGTCTACTTGCCCTGCATCATCAAGTACAATTCCAACTTTTGATAAAGATTCCTGCCAGTAATTTACTGGAATATCTACCTGTTCTGCACCCTCTCTAATCGGCTTATAAGCAGCACCAGTGTCAGAGATATGATCTTTCAGTCTTTCAAAAGCACTTTTAACTTTCTTCTCTACCGTTGCTCGTTCTAATCCGCCAGCTCTTGCCGCCGCAAGTTCTCCACCACGACTTGTAGCTGTTTCAATCGTTCCTCGACTAAGACCAGATGCTTTTCCAGCTCCAAACTTCAATGCGTCAGGGACAACTTTCGTAAGCAAAGGAGTAGCACCACCAAGCACAAGACCGCCTACAGCTCCGTATCCCAGACCTTTCAAAGCCTCGATACTAGCTTCACCATAAGTCCCGCCTTCTTGCAACTCCTTACCACCTAATGCCAGTGCAGTTCCAATAGCTGCTTCTGGTACAGCACGTTTAATACCTTGTCCTACTGCTCCTTTCAATGTAAGACCAACACCTTTTGCAGCACCACCAATAGGAGCAAAAGAAGCCACTTCAGCACCAAAACCAATCATCTTCTTAGCGGCTTCAGGCGTAGTTTCACTTCCTGTGAAAGCTGGCTCTGTTTTACCTAGAAACGGAACATCTCTTGTCTTCTCTAATGCCTCTGAAGCACCTCTAATATCACCTCTAGCGAGGTCTAAGACGCTTTCACCTACATTCACCGCTGTTGTACCTAATTGCCCAAATGGACGCAAAATCTCTTTCCCAAGTGTCTTCAAAAACCCATCTTTCTTTGCAAGTGGCTTTGATCGTAATTCAGCTAAAGCAGCTTGCACTTCATTCTGCGGAGAAGATGCTTGAGAGCCACTTTGCCCTCGTAATCGCTGAAGCTCTAGTTGTACTTCGTTTGTAGCCATATTAAGCAAGTAAGTTAGCTATTTCTCTTGGATCGTAGAATGATCCATCTGAACGCTGAACAGTTAGGTCTAAGTGCGATCCATCTCCACCGCCCAGAGGTATTGTCTTTCCAGTATTTCCACCCTTTCCTATAACCTGTCCTTTTTTAATTTGTTGTCCTTTCTTTACACCGAATCCATCTAAGTGAGACAGCCATACTTCATTTCCTTGAGCAGTCTTAATTCTGACCTGCTTCCCAAAGCCACCATTCGTTCCAACAAATACCACTTTCCCTGCGGAGGGTGACGGTACTGGGTCGCCTACTTTCAGATCAATGTCCAATCCATGCTTCCAAAGTGAGCTTCCGTATCCTGTGATTGCTCCCAAGTCTAGTACATTTGCTGAACCGTTTAGCGACATATTCAGGTCGTTGTTAAAAGGCTGTGATTCAGCTTCTCCTAATTGTTCTCGTATGTAATCGTCAGTCCATTCTGGATGCAATTCTTTTAATTGATCCACTTCGTCCTGAGTAACTGTTATAGCTTCTGCTTGGAAACCTTCTGAAACAGCCGCTTCCATTCTTGCCACGACTTCTTTAACTCGCTGTAACTCTGCTTTGAACTCTACTGGCCCTTGCAGCTCTGGATCGAGTGTTGTACCTCCTGCCATCATCATTCGTACGTCAGCTTCACTCATCTGTGGCCCAAAGAACTTTTTAACATTAGGATCACCAGCCATTGTCAAGACAAGTGTCTTAATGGTGTTAGCAGCGGCTTGTAAGTTCGTGTAATCAGTTGCTCCAAAGATACCTTGAGCTATAGCTTCTTTCCATTTTGATCGCCCTGCTGCGTGTGCAAATTGTTCAGCTCCTGCAATAGCAGAATTGATTAGACTGAGTTGCTGCTGTTGTTGCATTAGCTCCTCTGGGTTGACATTATCTGCATTAACTATTGGATCCCAAGTACCTGTTTGTGCGTTCCATTGTCGGTAATCATTTTCACCAAACTTTTGAACTTTTGGTGCAGACGTATCTACCTCCTCAACTGGCTCTTGGAATCCAGGCAAAATACTGCCCGTAAGATTTCCATTTGCATCTTTCGAGATAACGTAAGGAATCCCATCAATAATATCTAGGGTTGCATCCTCTATTGCAGCTAGTTCGGGAATAGCATCAGAGATTATCGTTCTGAACTGTCCAGCGGACGGATCATAATAACCTCCGACGAATCTATCACCTTGTTGTGAGAATGTTGCGTTTGCTTCGGGACTATTTATCGCCCAATAAGCCTTAGCCTCAAAGTCACTCAATCCTGAGTCTGCAAGCAAGTTCTGATAGTCACTCTGATCCATGTCATCAAGACTCGCACCAGAAGCAGCGATATTTGAGATAGATTCTTTAGCTGCTGTTGCTATTGATTTCAACCTTAATCTCTCAGCCTCATCTTCATCGAGCTTTAGTCGTCGCTCCTGTTGGAATCGTGTTATTTCTCTATCGTGAATATCAGTAGCTCTATCTTGTGCTGCTGCCATGATCTTTGCCACTTCAGCTCGGCGTTCTGCTTGTCGAGTTGCAAGGATTTCATTCGTTGCTTGTCTTGATTGTTCTTGACCTGTTAATTGAAATGGAGAACCAGCCAAGCCAGCACCAACCAGAATAGAACTTGTTTGAGCAAGTCTTGCTTGACCTTGTTGTTCTAGTCGTTGGATCTCTTGCTGGAAGATGCCTTGTGTGGCATCAATCATTGCCTGAGCCTGATTCATCTGTTCATCTCGGATCTCTTCAAGACTTCTTGGCTTGGGAATATCTGCTAGACCCTCTGCTCCAGTAAGAACTGGTCGATCTCTCTCTGCCTCTCTTGCCTTAGCCTCTTCTATCTTCTTTAATTCAGCTAGTTGAAATGGAGTCTTCGTAGCTTTTCTATCTCGTAACTCTTTAGTAGCTTGCTGATTACTTGCGATAGCTTGTAACTTATCAAACTGAGCCTGTTTTTCAGGTGTCATTGTACTGCTCGCTGCCCGTTCAGCTTCGAGCTGCGCCCTAGCTGCCAACTCTTCTGGTGTTGGAGCCACTGGAGCTGGGACTGGAGCAGATGCTGCTGCTACCTGTGTCCTTACAGGAGCTGGAGTAACAACTGGTCGTGCCGTTGGACTACCAAAAGATTGATTAGCGAATGACTGTGGGCCTGCTGGAATGTCTCGTGACATTGGGCCAGAAGGCAAGACCGTTGGTGTCTTATTCTCGAATGCGTTTGATTGGTTGAAGGCTACTAGAGGATCAACGAAGTCCCTTTTCACACTTTGTAGTAAGTTTGCCATAGATTTAGATTGTCATTGTTGTAGGAATAAGATCCACAGCTATTCCAGTTATGACTGGTGTAGCATTATTGTTGCTATCTCCGTTAGTCTGACAAACTAAATGAACTCTGCCATCTATCGCACACACGCCTTGAACATAATTATCTGTGAGTAATGTGTAACTTGCTGTATCAATCGTTGTTCCAGACGAGTCAAACCGCCTTATAAGATTTGCTGATACGTCAACGCAAATGTATCGGGAATTAGTATCATCATAGAAGAATCCACTGTCAGAATCCACAGCTGTATCCAGTGTGATGTTATCCACAAATGTTAGGGTTGTCCCTGCGATTCCTGAGAACCTACGAACATTAGTCGAAGTGTTCAAAATCAACAGGTAACTATTCGTTGGGTCATGTCCCAATGCTCCTTCCGTATCCTGAGATGCAAATGTTACACTTGCCCCATTCTTAACCATAATGTTTGTTTCATATGAATCCCATCTATCTGTACCGATGTAGATTAGACCCACCCCAACAGCAGTGATGGCTTGTGTGTTTCGTTGCGTAACAGAAATTGAGACTCCGTAATCGGTCACAATTTCTGCGCCTACTAGAAAGTGTCCTCCGCCACTTCCTGTTCGCCAAGATCCAACAGAAATGACTTTTGTCGTGTCATCTGAGAATCCTGATCTATATGGTGACTGTCCACACTTGAAAGTAGTCTGGGTTATAGCAGAAAAGTTCCATCCTCTCGCAAAACTTTCATGTATGTGAAGCGCATCAGCATCACTTCCATCTGTAAGTGTCTCTGCTTCAGCTCCGCTAATGTCTGTACTACCAAAGAATGTAGCTGTCTCATTCGCAATAGCTGTTGTTAGGTTTGATGCTAGCGGTGTCTGTAACTGGAACTGTGTACCGTCATAAACTACTTCTACAATCTGTGCAGCTTCAATATCTCCAGCTTCCAGAGCTTGATCGTTATGCTTGAGAATGTTTTTTACTCCCAAAGCGTTCAAGTTCAGTGTAGAAGCTCCAGTGTTTAGGTTTGTTGCTAAAAATGATACTCGCATTCCAGCGGCGTAAGTTGTAGGTGCTGGCACAAGAGTCACAACGTAAGCATCTGCCGCTCCACTATCTGCCGCATAAACGTGCTGTTGATTCTGTACGTTTGCTGCGATATCACTCGGAGCTGCTACTAGTGGGCCAGTGGTTGACCCTGTATCTGTTCCAGTCTGAGATTCAGCACTGGTTGCCATCTCATTTAACCCCTTAGTTGATGGGCTTGCATCTGGCGCACCTGCCACTGCTACGTTGTTTACATAAGCCACACTAGCTGCCTTAGTTGTTTCACCCGCTGTTGGTAGAGCTAGACCGTCAACGCTCTGTACACCCGTCCAATCAGGAGAATCAAAAGCCTCATCGCCATTTAGTCTTTCTACAACCTTAATAAGTGCCAAGTTTGTAATCTTCACACTTGCACCACGATCATGCTCGAACTGATTAGATGCTTGGTTTGTTGCTGCGTCTACTCTTGAAAGACCTCGTGTCGTAATCGTTCCCGATGCGCCATTAAGAACAACGAGCATGTGTTCTTCATTACTTGCTCCCTCACTCAAAGTAAGAAAGTAAGTATCATTAAGAGTTGCTCCGTCATCATCGACGCTTACATTCAGCGTTAATGTGGTCGCTGAACTGCTCAATTTTACTGCGAGGCTTGTGGAAAAGTTTGCTTCTACTTTAGGAATCATATATTAAGATGTTTGCCTATATTTCTTTAGATTTCTTTGTCCGTAAGTCCGAACATCGGAATAATTGATGTTTGACACAGACGCAAAACCTACACTGGTTGCTGAAAAACGGATTTTGACCTCATCAAACTTAGGACTCCTTACTCGGAACTCACGAATATATTTATACGCTTCTATTCCGTTACCACCACCACCTACTTCTAGGTTTGCAACCTGTGGACTACCTACCGTAGTAACATTTGTTGTATCAACATAATCACCTGTCCCATCTATTGTACCAATTTCTGAGAAGGCTGACCCGTCATACGATAGCTGAACACTTATAATTTGGTCTGGGCCAATAGAACCTTCGATGGTCAAACGCTTGAACTTCTTTAATTCTTCAAGTTCTAACTTACTCAACTTACCTTCCCAATAGTTCGTAACGAGTGATCCGTTAGCTGAGAAACCAGTGAACAGTTGCGTTACGTTGTCTGTGGAACTTTCGCCAGCCCATAAATCACCATCATTGTCTGCAAGGACTGAAACTTGGTAGTCAAGCACATCAAAAGACTTCCATGTTTTGTGATATGCAATCAATCGGTTATTAACCGTGCTGTCAGCCGTCCTACATGAAGCCAAAATGTAGTCACCCCATTGGAACATGACCGAATCTGCGAAGTTAAGTGTGGATAAGTCAATATTGAACGAAAACTCGGTTGGAATAACCTGATCGTTCGTTGATTCAAGAGAAAGTAGATTGAAACGAGGTTCTGAAGGGTTAGAGGTATCAATGAAGTAAATACCGTCACCAGTCGCTACGGCTGCACGCCAGTTAGGCATACCAATGTTCTGTCTAAATTCCTCGTTTGTAGGGTATAGATCATCAACTGGCATTGAAAAGAGCCATGCGTTGCCTTGATGTAGGCAGTAGAACTCTGATCGATAGTTCAGGACGTTCAAAAGATCACCGCCAGTTGGTTGTGGTAAGAAATAGCCTTCAGTTGCTATGCGAATCGGTGTTGTAAAGCTGAAATCTGCTAAACCATTACTTCCACTGTCTTCCCAGTCATAGTTTGCAGTCACTGGAGCTGCTGTAATCACGCTAAATGTCACGCTATACGCTCCCGTAGCATAATTGATCGATCCGCTGCCATCACCAGTGAATCCTCCATCCTTATCGTCCTGCATCGTGCTAGTTCCATCGGTAAATACTACGTTGAAACACGTCCTATCACCCGTAACAGCCGCTAAAGTACCTGTATAAGTCGGCCCAGGGGCAGCACCAATAGCTTCAGCAGCTACAGATGTATATACACTCGTATCTTGCGTGTCTTTATACGATCCGTAGAGGTAGTTTTTGTTGTTTAATCGGTTCCACAAGTGAAGACGACCGTTGTGTGCGTCAATATAGCCTCGATATACACCATTTGCATCTGTTAAATCTTTCACGTCCGTAGGGTTTGCCAGCATGATCTTATAAAGACCCGTACTTGGTGACGAGATCCATGCCTGGTATCCAGCGAGTGAAGTATAAAAAGTTATTGCAGTATCTTCTGCATATCCTGCTGGTGTTGAAAATAGAGTGGCTATTGTCGTACTAGATTGAACAGTGCCGTAAAGTCTAACTTCGTCAATCTCCCCATCGAAAGTAAGGGCATCTGTATCAGCATTACCCACCATTAGATCATTACCTACATCTGTACTGCGTGTTCCAGCAGGGATTGATTCTTCAGTAATAGAAACGGAAGACCCGTCTATATAAATAACTGGATCGTTAGTCGCTGAGTCAGAGTTATACGTTATAAGAACGTGATGCCAGGAGTTAATCGAGATTGGTAGAGAAGCAGTTATCCATACACCGTCAGTTCCACTAAATCGTTGGAAAAATCTAACTGCCATCAAGCCAGCGGCTTCATCTCGTACTAACAAGCCCCATCCATCATTAGCAGCACCATCCTTATCTACGACTCGCCCTTGATTAGCCTCACCATCGGAGTTTGCGTTGATCCATACGGATAGCGTACCTCCACCATCCCAAATGTTCTGAATAGCAGAATCATCAGCTATGGTTACGTCACCACTAGCACCATCGAAGTTCAAGGCATTACCAACTATGCCCGTGGCTATTGTCGCTGAAGTTACCGTTCCATCATTATCATTACCACTACGATCTGAAACCAAGCCGCCAGCGACTGTCTGGAAATCCCAGTAACCAATGAGGTCAGAGTTTGGCTCTAGTACGTTCGTGCCACATTCAACCCAATCTGCCGCTGAGTCAGCGTAATACTCAATTCTTTGGTTACGAGTCCTAAATGGAATCTTAGTCCCACCAACTGTCTCACCCACCTTCAATCCTGTAATCTTTCCTGCTCCGTTTTCTGTGCCAATAACATCATAACCACCAGAGAGTTCCATGTGATCTCCAAGAGTAAGCCAGTTAAGTGAGCTACTAGCGGCATCTTCAGGAATCGAAAAATCCTCGATCTTAGTGACGAGGCCAGACTTGAAGTTTTGGATATCAAACTCTCGCATATGTATTATCGTAAACTCTTAGGTGTTGTAATCGGTGATCGACTGTTTGATCGTTTGTTTCTCAATTTCAATGTGTCATTCCACGTCTCCATTCGACCCAACATTCGTTCATATTGATTACTCCACCGATCATCCCATGATCGACTTTTCTCGCCAGCATCAGCCGCGTAATAAAGTTCTGCCATTTTGAGAGGAATAATTGAGTGACACCAGTCTGGGAAAACCCAATCAGGATCACCTGGGGTAAGATCATCCGAAAATTCCGTGTAGTAAAAGTACATTGTCTTCGCACTGTGATTCTCTCCAGAGAGATGAATATTGTTACTGTTCAAATCCATGAAATACCCAAGAGGGTTATTTTTCTTATTGATTCGGTCTGTGAAATCAACTTTGTCGTATGGGATGTTCCCATTGTCTTCGACCATCAAGACATCATGCAAAAACCGCGTAGGCAAAGTTCCTAACGCGCTTGAAAAAGAATATCCAGCGGAGACCGAGTAGGTCGTTTCCTTCTTCAAAATTTCCCATATCTCAAGCGTTTCGACCTCGTTCATTGCGTCGTTTACTAGTTGATAAACGAAATCCGTATCAAGAACATCATCCACCATGTTCTCAAACTTGGTTATCATTTGTGTTGAAGTCATAGATTTTTGTTTACTAATCCTAGCCTTGCCTCCGTAGGAGGCAAAGGAGAACTACTAAGCTGCGTCTGGAACTAGGGTTGCAATTGCAGCACCTGAACTGTCCCATCCGTAGGCAATAAATTTACCTGCACCGTGACATATAATTCTAATTGTTTGACCTGCTGCGATAGCAAGCTCGTTTGTTCCGTCGCAGTTAGATCCATTGATTGTCTCAGTGGAACTAGCAACTGTTCGGATTTCAAATCCTGTTGCTGCTGCAAATAACGTGAAGTCAAGCCCAGCGATTGCCTCTGGGAGAGTAACAATGTTATCTGAACTAACAGAAGTAACTTCAATCTTGCTGTAAGTATCTTTGATTAGACCTGTTGTCAAACCATCAGCAGTAGCAGTAACACTCTGTGCGTCAATTTGGACACCAACAGAAGCGATAATAGCTGTTGCATTCACAACACCACCAGAGGATGAAGGAGACAGAGTAATATCTGAGTCATCAAACTTTATCCGTTCTTCTAGTGATCCAGCTACATCAACCTTGAAGCTCATTGCTCCAGCAGGGTTAGCAGCGGAAGCATCAGTTACGACAGCTTCGATAACTGCGTAAGCCTCTTCAGCTTGTGCATCATCTTCTCCTAAGAAAGAAATGCGACCAACAATATCAGCAACGGCTTGTGAACCACCTTGCTGCATCAATTGAAGTTGAGCACCAAGCGCACCAGCGTTTGTACTTGTCAACTGCGCCTCATCAGTAGCAATAACAACAGCACCTGTTCCCTTAGCATTAAGGTTAAGGTCAATGTCAGTGTCATCACCAGATGCTTGAAGAACTGGTCCGCTACCAGTGGCAGCAGACTGGATTGTTAATTCGTTTACAGATGTTGCAATCGAATCGAGGATCAATACTTCTTCTGCTTCTGAGTTCACAAAAAGGAATCCTGTATCAGCTTCACCTTCTGCAATGAAGACTGGAGATACTCCAGTACCTGCGTTAGCGATTCCAAGATGGTTTACAGCAGAAGCTGTAACTACCCACTCAAGGATTTCGTTTCCATTTGTGTCTACAAAAGAAGCTCCATCGGCTGCGATAATCTCGGCTGCTGCCACTGATCCCATGAGGTCAAAGGAACATGACTTTGTAGTCCCCTGGTTCTCATAGATTGATTTTGTCCCACTAGAAGCGTCAGTCTTTACGAATTGACCACCTTTAGCGAAGCCTAAGAGGCTTGAAGGGACTGTCAAGCCCTCCGCACGTCGGATATTTCCTGATGAATCATACTCAATAACTTTTACAATAGTTCCTGAAATATCCACCACGTCGTAACCAACTCGGATAGCCCTGTTAACTGATCTTGCCATAAATATTTGTCTCGTTATCGCCCTAACAAGGACGATGAGAGGGAGTAGGTGTTTCGTATGAAACAACCCACTCCGCTTACCCATCATTTAATTGTTTTTAGGTCCAACTTGCACTGTTAACTTGAACGTCTACGAGTGCGTTAGCTCCTTCTGTGAATGTGTTGATTCCGTACAAAGCATGAGGCTTGATGTACTTACCAAGCTGTGCAGGGATGTCTGAAATAGCTACACCAACATTAGCTTGCATAACCATATCAATAGCACCCTTCTGTCCGAACATCTGGTGGGAAGTTTCTGAGTCCCAAGCGTCTGTTACGTCAGTGAATGTCTCGCTAACAACAACGTATCCGTAACCTTGTGCTTGCACTGTAAGAGTGTCAGCAGCATCGTCGTTTGTAGCTGTCATTCGGCGTAGAGCGTTCTGACTAGCTGTTGACAATGCGACGTTGTTTGCTGTTGTGGCAGTATCAGGGGAGTTGATAATACCCTCCAAAAGTGCGCGATCAAGATCAACAGAAGCCTGAATCAAGAGGTTTCCAGGTGTCGAACCAATGGTTGATACGAATGTGAACGTAACGCCATTGATAACAACTGTGTCGGTGTTGGATGGCTGTGTCGCCATTGCAAGCACACCTGTCCACTGTCCGTTCGTAGTTACGAAGTTGTCGAACTCAAAGTAAGTGTTCTTGTAAGCATTCTTTCCAACCAAGTCTCCGTCACGCGTCTCACGACCTGCAAGAGAGTATGTAAGTGACTCTTGGAAGTAAGGTGTAAGGTTAGCGAATCCAGCACTACCGCCTGGCTTCAAGTTTCCTGCTTGTGGTCGTGGGTCCATTGCTCCCACAATGTTTACATCGAGATTCTGCAACTTGCGTTGTGCAGCAGCATAAATCTGAAGCACGTTTGTTGAATCAAGTGTAATTGGGTCGCCAGAGGAACCACCAACATCACCGTCATCAATTGAAGATGTTGCGTTAAGTACCTCGGCATTGTAGTCAGCGTCAATCAACTTGTTGATTGCTCGCATACCATCGTCAGCAAGTCGCTGTTGGATGTTTGACTTGTGCTGTAATGCGTCCCACTTATCAGCGCGAAGAAGGATAGCTGGGGTTTGGTTGACAGTAAGAGTCTCGGTAGATTCTGTATATCCCTGCTCTTCCATGTCTGTTCCACGAGTGTAGGAATCAGCATAAAGAGTAGCGAATGTAGGGCGAACCACACTCTGTCCATCGAACAGGTTTGCTCGTTCCTCAAAAGAAGCCTGTGCAACATACACTGGCGTAGAATAACGAGTGACCTGCATGCGTTTTGAGAGCTTTGTCTCAAATACACTTGTATTGGCCATATCTTTTAGTAGTTATCGATGTACCGACTTTCTTGGGTTTGTTCCCACTTTAGATATTTTCTGTAAGCCTCTGGGTCGCTATCAGCAAGAGCGATCTCGTCCACGTCTGATAGCTTCTTCATTTCTACAATCTCTGATCCTCTACCTCCAGATGGTTCAGCACCGAGAGAGTTTTTGAACTCGAACTCTGAACGCTTGACTGCGTAAATATCTTCTAATTTGTAAGTGTTGTATCCCTCCGTAAAAGCCAGCTCCTCAATGCGTGTTTTGACCTCCCGAATATGCTCGGGCGTAGCTTGAGGAAAATCTTTTGTAATTAGTGGTGCTACTTTCTCGTTAAATGCCTGAGAGACTTTAGCGCGGTGGCCTTCAATCTCTTTCTCTTTAACGATCTGGTCATACTTCGACATGTCGGGCATTTTGATGTTCTCCTGAAGTACCCCCAGAAGATCAGCAGCAGCCGACGCGTCAAGTCCATGTTTCTCTGCAACCTCTTTGAGCCTCTTGTCATATTCTGTGTCGCTCTTAGGTGATGCAGTTTTGAGTTTCTGCTCATACTCGTCACGGACTTTTTGCATTTCTGCTTCCGCTTCGAGCTTAGCTTCTTCTCGTGCCTTCTCCACAGCTCGTTTCTTTTCTTCTTGAGCTTTGGCAACAGGCATTGTGTAGAGCGGACGTTCTTCAGGCTTAGACTCCTCAACCTTTTCAGGCTCTGGTGCTTCCTCAACAACTTCCTCTACTACTTTTTCGACTTCTTCGTTTTCTGCATCTACCTCCTTATCTAAGTCTGGTAGTGGGTCAACGAATCCATCAGCGTCTGGTTTTGTTTCAGTAGTTTCCTCTACTGGCTGCTTTGCGTCCTCAGCTTGGACATTAGTGTCTTCCGACATAATAGATGGTTTTATGAGCTTGACTGCTCTGGTTAGTAATTTTAGTCCCACTCCACAGGACAAATGGTTTATAACGCGCTTCCACGCAATTCTCTATTTACCTAGTCTGTTTCTCTTTTCAACAAAGCCAGTAGCCATTTGCTTATAATTCTCACCATGATCGGCTAGGTTGTAAATTCGGACAAATGTCTCTCGCTTTGCTTTGTTGATCTTGTAAATCTCGATTCCAGCAGTAGTTTCTTTCGCAATCCATACATACTGTGTCTTTCCAAGAGCCATAGCAGCTTTCGTTGGTATCAATATGCCGCTCCTTGTCTTCAGTTCGCCTCCTAATTCCTTGTGTAACCCTACTGTTTCAGACAATTCATCTGTTGTGAGCTGATTCTTACCAGATACAGAGGCAGCAATATTACTAATCTGTTCATCTGTATACTCTGGAGCTTTTTCTTCAACTATTTCTGGCTCTGCTGCCACTGGCTCCTCAACTTGAGCAGACCGTGCCTGTGTCAACAGACCTGATAACTTCTCCTCGTTCCAGCGTCCGTCATACGAGACACCGATGCTATCTAGTTCCTTCGTAATATCTTCTTTAATCATATTTTTCTAAAATCTTGTTAATTTTTTCTATCGTCTTTTCTGAGTCGGGGAATATATCGAGAAACCAGATGTACACACCTCGTTCCGTGAACAATTTTGCACGATCTATGTCACTTACGTCTCTATTATACAACAATTTGTAATTTATAGCGTTTAATGACTCTCGTAACTCTTTGATTATTATTTCCATTGCAGGATTTTTTGCTAGATCAACTGTCAGTTCAGCTACCTTGAGCTTCTTCTCTAGCTTTAACAGACGATCTTTGCTTTGTGGATTGTCTGTGATTAAATCCTGTATTTTCATACTATGGTGTTAATGTTTTGCTCACTTGTTGTGATACTGATGCTGTCCCTTGAGGTGTGCCTAGTGGGTTTTCAAATGGTCTTGCCAGTGAAGCCTGTTCCTCCTGTCCTGAAGGGCCTTTAATATCTACTGCTGAACCCCGTTCTGGTTGCTCTAGCTGTTGCAACTGCTTTGCATCAACGAACTTCCGTGCTTTTCTCATGGTGTTTTTAACCACTATTTCTTGATGAGCAAAGATGTACTCCATCAAACGATCATTGAGGTCTTTCTTCTTCTTATCCACACCTGTGACATTTCCTTCTTTGTCCAGTTTCAAGTAGTTAATCTCATCACGAATGAAATCAAGGATGCGTTGCATGAACGTGTCATCGGCACCATGATTCATCTTAGGTGTCTTACCGAGCATGATTTCTTGAATAGCCTGATCTGCTTCTTCCATGAGTTCTCGGTTGACTGAACCTTCTACGTCTAATGCTTCTTGAATATCGTCCTCCTCGAATCCTGCTTTACGCATAGAGTCTCTGATTACGAATGTTGGGCTGAGTTTATCTGGATATGCGCCAGTCAATTCTTTGATTACGTTTGCTTGTCGTTCTGTTTCAATGGCATCTAACTCACTATCTTTATTACCGCCTGATACGATTACGTCATCTACATCGTCTACATCAGCCAAGTCTAGCTTAGATAGCTGTTGTAGCTTCATGCCAGACTTACCAAGCATTTCAATCTGCTTAGGCTTTGTAAGATGTTGTTTGATTCCCCAGAAGAAGTTATAGCCTTTGTCAGCATAACTCTCGCTGTACTCCTTGTTGATAACTCCGATTCGATCTGCTTCCTGTTGTAGCTGACCAAAGAATACACCGACCTTTGCGTCTTTCTCATCAACACCCACTTCCTGAACACCTGTCTTTTGCTGTGCAAGGTTGTCCAAGTATTGAACAACGTCAATCGTCATCGAAGCATTTGGTGTTTCAAGTGTAACGATATTAGGATCATGGCCTTTCTTCGTGAGGATGACATTATCGGGGATATAGTCCATCAGTTCATTCACATCAATCAGCGCACCAGACTCAACAAGTCGCATTGGACGTGTTCGACGTTTCTCGTTCTCAAGAGCGTTGTTCAGTAAGAACCGCATACCCTCAGCAATCGGGTAGAAGTCGTCGGAAGTAGATTTAGACCAGAAGGCATACTCGTCATAATGAGTAGCCCAAGAGACAAACGGAGTCTTGCCGTTGTCAAAGATTGCGTCTAAGCGGTCGTTGCGAATCCAGACACCAGACTTAGGGTCAAATAGCAGGTAGTACCATTCACCATCAACACGCATTACCCATTCTGTGAGGTTTACGCCTTTCTGACCTGCGTATGATGTTTTCTCAATATCAACACCTAACGCTTTGATGCGATCAAACTTGTTCTGAATAACATTGTTATCGCCATCAAACTCTGACTGTCCACTACTCAATAGCTTCTTCACCTGTCCTTTGTCGTAAAAACCTGCCTCAGCACCTTTATGCAAAGCGGCGTGTGTCTTGAAAATGTCTGTCTCACCATGATAGTTACCGTCTTCAAGCCGACCTCTAGTTGGGTCAGCAATGAAACTATAAACATCCACAAGGTCATAGTGTGATTTATATTTGTTCATTACGCTTGATGCGTAAATCTTTGAAATGCCACGACCAGATAGCAGTGCCATCTTCTTCTCGGCTCTGTCTTTACGCTTCCACCCAGAGCGCGTTGATGACATCTCTTGTGTCCAAGCTGCTTTCAACTTGTCAGACAACGTAGGCTTGTTAGGAATCTTATAATCTAGCGTCGGTGGGTTATCAATCTTTGAAAGGTAAAGATCAACGTGTCCTGCAAGATATGGGAAGGGAATGTTGAACACGTCTTCGTCTAGTTCTACGACCTTGTTGTTATACAAATCGTAATGAGCGGAGATTGTCTTCATCCGCTTCAATTTCGCATCAAGACCTTGTGACAACTGCTTCCTAGCAATCGACACCAGCTCGTCTGGCGTATGTTTTTGGGGCATATTATCTTAATTATACGTTTGAAAACTCTTTATCTTCTTCATCAACTATGGCCTTCTGTCCTCTGGTTAATTGGATGTGTCTATCCGTACTTTGTTATTTTAACGTGACGTTTTGATCGTTTAGCTTGTGGTGCTTCGTCCTTGTATCCGTTAAAGCCGTATCGTATTGAATTGTGTACCAGAATGTCGTTCGCAAAGTATTCGTTCTGATCCTCAACGGTTATATCGTAGACTGCCTCCGTTCTCTTTAATTCTCTTTTTAGTACTACATGAACGGGAGCAGAATCTATTTTTGTCGTACTTGTTTGAGCTAAATAATTCTTTGCAAAACTCACAATTCTTCTCAATGTCATCGAGTCTGTTGTCTCGTCTCCATTTGCTTTTGCATTTATTGGAGCAGAACCTATCAGCTTCTCGAAGAGAGATGCACTCGAATATCTCACCACAACAATCACAGTTCTTGTCAATCGGCTTACGATTCTCCCAACTAATTCTGCTATGTACGCTCTTGTTAAGACACTCAAGATTTTCAATCCTGTTATCGAACGTATCACCATTCTTGTGGTGGATATGACAATCAATCGGAATCTCTCCGTGATTGTCTTTCCATATTTGCCTATGCAGGAACTGACCATCGCCACCATAGAAATATTTTTGTCGGTGTCTCTGTTTGGCTTCAGGATAGATGTAATAGTTTCTTCCGTTGTATTTTCTAGTAGTTTCCATGCTTGTATCTTATCACCGTATCGTATACGAGACAAGACTTTCCATCCATCTGTAGTCCAAACTTTATGGTTAGGAGTACCGATGATCTTTCTACCATTTGAAAAAACAACTTCTATCACATTCGCGTCATCGCGAACCAACCATGAATCGGTCACAAATCTCAAGCCCTTTCGTGTCACTACTTTATCTTTAGTGGTAATGAACTCTATAGGCTTGTATCCGTCACTGGTCATAACTTGTGTACCAGCTACCAGACAATCCATGCTGTGAGAAAAGGGATGCTCTGGTTCATTTACTATTTTACCATTTTTATCGGTTTTCCACAGGTAGTTTCTGTACTCTCTAATGACATTCGTACTTCTTTTCGTCACCGATATGCGCTGATCTTGCACAAACTGTATACCTTGCATAACGCTTCCTGGTCCTTTGTTTGCACCCATTATTGTTATGCCATAGCCCTTTATCTCATCAATACTTTTCGGCTCTGCGCTGTCTGCCAACGTCATTACATCAGGCAATTCATTTAGAAAGTCTGCTATCTGTCTATTAGATAAACCTTTGCGGAATAACACCTCATCTAGTATGTAGCCACCGTCATGTTCATAGATATCCACAACCGCTGTCGGGTCGTTTGAATAACCAAAGTCGAGTCCTCTACGAACCAGGCGAGCAGTATGTGGTAGCTCGTCAATAATCTTCCAATCCTTGTAAATCTTTCCTTCAACTTCTCCTAGTTGACCTTCACCATAAACTTTCCACCAGCTCTTGTTGTGTCGGCGTTGCTCAATCGACTTGATAATCTCATCGCTCAACCCCTCATTATCCAAGTAAGTCAAAATGATGTGTTCAACATCATCTCGTTTGCCTTTCACTTGATCGTAAAACCAAAACTCGTTCGTTGGGTTCCAGTCTAGGTATATAAAATCCTTTGTTCGCACCTCTAATTGGTCAAAAGCCTCATGTGGGATGTTGTTTGCCTCGTTTATGAAAAGTCTATCACGTCGAGGACCACGAACCTTGCTCGGTTGATCTGCGGAAAAGAA